CTGGATTAAAGGTTTAATAGATGGCTGAATTAGTTAGTGCAGCAAGTAGGTATGACGAGTTAAACGGAGAAAGAAGTTCTGTTACAGACAGGGCTGAATTATGTGCCGAACTAACAATACCTTACTTGTTTAGAGAGGATGGAGCATCAGCGACAGACGATCTTGAAAGAAAATATACGCAAGGATATGGAGCCAAACTAGTTAATCATTTAGTTGGTAAGTTTGCTCTTAGTATTCTTCCGCCAAGTCAACCTTTCTATAGGTTAAGTGCAACACAAGAGGCTATGGAAGCTATCACTCAAGGTGATGAAGCTGCAGCTTTTGAAATTGAAAAGGTATTGGCAACTCAAGAAGAAGGTATTCTTAGATATATTAATAAGAGTAGATTTAGAAGTAGTCTTTATCCTGCACTTAGGTTGGCTATGGTTACAGGTGACTCACTGGTTGAGAAAATAGTTAGCAATGGCTCTTATAGAGTTTTTAATATGAGAAATTATGTTATTAAAAGAGATGCTGCTGGAAATATTCTTGATCTTATTATCAAGGAAGTTTTAGACTTTGATGCAGTACCAGAAGAAATTAGAAATACTATTCCTGACGAAAAGAAAGAAGATGAAGTAAATCTTTATACTAGAGTTAGGTTAGAAGAAAAAGTATATAAGATTAATCAAGAGATTAATGAAGAGATAGTTTCTGGCTCTGAAGAAGAGATTGATAATATTTCTGATAGATTTATATCTATTCGATGGAACAAAGTAGACGGTGAAGATTATGGTCGAAGTTTTATTGAAGAGTACCTAGGTACAATGATAGCATTAGAAAAACAAAGTCAAGTAATTAATGAGAGTGCGATAGTAGCTTCAAAAACTATATTTACAGTAAATCCAAATGGTATGACTAAGTATGAAGACTTTGTAGATGCAGCAAATGGTGATGTTATTATTGGTCAAGAGACTGATGTTGGTACGATTAAAACTAACAAACATGTTGACATGCAAGTGACACATGCTATAGTTCAAGAATATAAAAAAGAATTAGCAGAAGCATTCTTACTGGGTAGTGCTGCAATTAGAGATGCTGAAAGAGTTACAGCTCATGAAGTTCAAATGGTTGCAAGTGAATTAGAAGCAAGTTTTGGTGGTATTTATACTGCTATTGCAGAAGATATTCAAATGCCACTTATTGAGAATGCAATGAAGACTCTTAAGATTGATGGTGGTGACGATATAGATATTATTGTAACTGCAGGAGTTGAGGCTCTAGGTAGAAATATTGAGTTGTCTAAGATTAATAGTCTTATTCAAGAACTTGGAATGTTAGGTCAATTAGTTGGACAAGAAGCAGTAGCTAAAACTGTAAATGTTGCAGCGATGACAAGTGCTATGGTAGCAAATAGTGGTGTAGCTAGTAAGAATTTCTTATATAGTAAGCCTCAGATGGATCAAGCTGAAATGGCTGCAAGAGAAGAAGCAATTGGAAAAGAAGCATTGGCTCCAGCTATGCAACAATTAGGTGCAGGTGGAATGCAACAACTTATGGAAGGAGAATAAAAGAATGGCAGTTAAAATTATCACAAGTGTAAATGTAGTGGTTGATGCGGAACCTATCAAGAAGGCTCCAGCTAAAAAGAAACCAGCAAAAAAGAAAGAAGAGAAGTAGTATTTGGGGTATGGTGGTTTTGTCTTTCCCCATCATGCCCTACTGTTAGGAAAGACTTTTATTTATAAAGGATTAGACAATGGAAATAGATAACCAAGAAGAAACAATAGAGCTTACTCCAGAAGAGCAAGCAATCGCAGATAAAGTTACAGGTAAAGAAGTAGAAGATAATAGTGTTGTGGAGCTTCCTAGTGAAACTGCAGCAGAAGAGTCAAAAGGTGACGATGCAGAAGAATTATTCGCAGGTAAGTACCAAACATTGGGCGATCTTCTGGATGGGATTGATAATCTAAATTCAGAATTGCCAAAATATGTAATTGATGGAATGAGTGATGAGGCTTTAGAACAGCATTATTTAGAACTACAAAAGGATTTTAGTAAAAATGGTAGAAAGCACACTAAACAGGAACCAGAAGGAACTGACGAAGCGAAAGAAGAGGGTTCTGAAAAACCTGAACAAGTAAGTAAAGAACTATGGAATGAGTTAGAGTCGTACTATTCTGAAAATGGTAATATTACTAATGAAATGTATGACAAGTTAAATGCTGCTGGTATTCCAGATAGAGTAGTTGACAAGTATATGGATAGTCTTGGTGCAGATCAACAAGCATTTACAGATCAGGTATTTGAGATTGCTGGTGGTGAAGAACAGTATCAAGTTATTAAGGCATGGGCTGAAGATGGAAATATTCCAGCTAAACAGATAGAAGCTATTTCTAAAATGGACTATGATGGTATGCTTCTAAGCATGCAAGGAATTAAAGCTAAATACGATGCAGAAGTTGGTTCTAGTGAGCCAGCAACTAGAATAACTGGTGGAAATAAGTCTAATAATTCAGGTTCTTATGGAAGTCAAACAGAGTATATTTTAGATATTTCTGACAAACGATATGGTAACGACAAGAAGTATACCTACGCGGTTGACACTAAATTTACTAACAGTAAAAATTTACAGTAGCTTGACAACTTTGTGTAAAGTGTGCTAGGATTCCATTAGATTATTTACTAATGACCTCAGCCTCTTTCCAAAGAAGAGATTTATTGAGATACCCAGATGTAATAAGATAAACAGGTATTCAGTAGAGGTGTGGCAAAGAGCCATAAATAATAATTTTAAACATATAAAAGGAAATTTAATATGTCAGTAGTAAGTACAAAAACAGGATTAGCATTACAAATCTATGCTAAAACAATCGCAGCAGTAGAAAGAAAGAATGTATTCAAGGAACTATGTACAGTTCAAACAATTATGTCAGGATTCTCTCACAGATTTAATGTAATGGGAACTGGAATTGATACAGATGTATCTTCATTCGCATTAGGATCAAACCCAGCTGAAACTCAATTATCAGTTAACAAAAGAGATATTACTGTTGATAGAACTTTAACATCAAGAAAGAAAATTGATAACTGGGAAAAGAAAGCAGCTAACTTTGATATGGTATCTGCAGCAGTAGATCAAAATGCAACTTCAATGGCTATCAAGATTGATAAGTTAGTTGTAGCAGAATTAAATACAGCAATGGGTGAAGCTCAATTATTAGCAGAAGATGGTTCTGGTAAAGTTGTTCAAGATTCAGCTGGTGAAGTTACTGATACAGTAATCGGTACAGGTACAACTGCAGAAGCTAAAGGTGATGCTTTATTAGAAGCTATGTTCGCTGCTGGTTCTGTACTTGAAGGTAAGGATCAAGTTGGTAAACAAAGATACTTTGTAACTTCTCCAACTATGTATGACAAATTAGTACTTTCTAAAAAAGGTGTTAATGCAGATTACAACTCTGGTGCTAATGGTTCTATTGCTGAAGGTAATGTTTTAACTATTGATGGTGTTCAGATTCTTAAGTCTAACAACTTAGATACTGCTCCAAGTAACATTAGTGTTGGTACAACTCTTGCAGGTTGGTTCTTCACTGAAGATGTAATCGGTATTACTGAGTTAATCGGTCTTAACACTACTGAGTGGGAAGAAAAGAAAGAAAAATGTTACTACACTGATGTAGAGTATGCAGCAGGTTTCGGTGTTCTTAACCCAGCTTCTTTAGTTGCTATTACTTACTAGTATTAACAGCTAAAAGAAAACAATAAGGGGAGGGAGGTAACTCCTTCCCTTTTTTTTATTTATGAAAGGAAATCTATGAATAAAAGAGCAAAAGGATGTGGAAAGAGAGTTCTTGTTTCAAGAATATATCAGCATCAAAAACAAAGCTCCATAAAAAGAAAAATGACTATGCCTACTTATTCTGCAAAAGAATTGAAGGAATGGTTATATAGCCAAGAAGAGTTTCATGTGCTCTATGACAACTGGAAGAGGTTGGATTATCAAAGAGACTATGTTCCGAGCGTAGATAGAAAGAATGACTATATTGGATATACTATGCATAACATTCAACTAATGACTTGGAGAGAAAATAACGAAAAATGCCACAAGGATAAACTTTCTGGAGCCAACAATAAGCAAAGTAATGCTGTGGTTCAATGCACAAAACAAGGAGTTCCAATCAGAGAGTACTATTCTGGGATAGAAGCAGAAAGAAGTACAGGAATAAATCAATCAAACATACATCAAGTATGTAGGGGTTTTAGAAAAACAGCAGGCGGTTTTGCTTGGATATATAGTGACTTATTAGTCGAAAGAGAAGGGTAGCCCTATCAATAAAAGAGACGCAATAAATGAAATACTTTTAAGTCTTAACGAATTACCTTTAGATGTTAGTGACGCAGTTGAAGATATTGGGATTGCAGTAATTGTAGACAAAGAACTAGATATTGCAAAAAAGAAAATTCTAGCACAAGGTTGGTTCTTCAATAAGATGACTAGAACTTTGTATCCTAACACATCAGGATATATCGTTATACCTGAATCTTTTCTGTCAGTAGATGGTGGAGATAATGAAACTACTCTTATGGTTCGAGATTGGAAATTATTTGATAAGGCTACTATGTCATATTTGTTTGAAGAGCCAAAAGAATGTATAGTTACAGAAGACATTGTTTTTGATGACTTACCATTTCATGCAGCAAACTATGTAGTGCAAACAGCATCTTTGCAGGCATATATAAACATTATTGGTAATAGTGAAGATATTCAACTTAGAGCCAGTGCAGTACAACTTGCTAAGATTGAAGCACTAAGAGACAATGCAAATAATGTAGATGGTAATATATTGGCAGCAACATACGCCTCTAACCTACTAGACAGAACAGGACTGTAGTATGGCTCTTGTAAATCATAACATAAACAATATGTCAGGTGGAGTATCACAACAACCTGATGAGTCTAGGTTTGATAATCAAGTAGAGTCTATGGACAACTTTATGGTTACAGCTGCTCAAGGACTAAGAAGAAGAAATCCTGTGGCTCAAGTTAATACTACAGCAAGGAACCATACTGACACTATGGCTGTCCATTCTTATGATAGAGGTGATGGTCTTAACAAGTATGGTATGATTGTTGATAATGACGGGCTTAGGATATTTGACGAGGCAGGAAACCCTAAGACAGTTAATATTGTAGGCGGAACTGATCCTATTGCTCAATGGGGAAGTACTGATTGGAGTACTAATATTCAATTCTTAACAGTAGGTGATACGACTTGGGTTCTAAATAAGAATATGGCTGTTAGAAGTTCTCTTGAAGCAGCTGAAGAAAGAATAGATAGAGCATTTTATTGGATTAAAAAATCATTTGACAATGGTCAGGACGAAGGATATACATATCAAGTGGTTCTTGATGGAATAACTCACGAGATAAATTCTACTGATACTATTGCAGCAATAGAGAATGTAGATGTAAGTGTTCCTCTTCTTCCAGAAAAGCATGGATTACTTAAGAAGATTAATGACATATCTATGACCACAAGAATTTTTGCTAAGAACTCTGGTTCTATACTGACAATAATCAAGGGATCTATGGCTTCAGTAGCTGAGACTATTGGTGGAACTGCTTATTCTGCAATACCAATTGCACCTGCTGGATATAAATACGTTAGGGTAGCTACCGATACTAATGGAACCGATGCAGGGTATCATGACATTACAGACGGCACTGGAAGATATGAAGCATATAATAAGATGATTAATGGTGGAGCCATATACACAACTTCTGGTTGGGTAGATGCTGCATCTATGAGCTGGGGAGTAAGTGGCTCTCATGAATATGCTTTAGTTAATGTTCAATATTATAAAGATAATGACTATAGTCTGTATGGCTCTACGACTA